GTTTCCACGAATATCAATGGAACAAATGCACAGATTGACATTAGCCCAACGGGTACGGGTCATGTCCATATAAAGCCCACAGGCGTTAATTCAGTTGAAATTGCCCCAACTTCTATTGGCACAATTAACAATATGTCTATCGGCGCAACAACTGCTGCCGCTGGATATTTCACAACCTTATCGTTGACAGGCACTTTATCGGTTAATTCGTCAACAGGTTCAACAGGACAGGTTTTACAGTCAAACGGTGCAAGCGCACCCACTTGGGTGACACCAGTGGCTTATGCCACAGTAACTGACGATACAACCACTGCAAGCACACGGTATCCCTTATTTGCAGACGTTACAGCGGGTAATTTAACAACTGAATTTGTCAGTTCAACCAAGTTGCAATTTGTACCATCTACAGGCGTTTTAACGGCTACAGGGTTCAGTGGGTCGGGCGCAAGTTTGACAAGCCTGACAGCGGGTAATTTGTCAGGGACTATCCCTAGCGCGGTATTAGGTAATTCAACGGTTTACATTGGAACAACTGCGGTCGCGCTTAACAGGGCATCAGCGTCAATCAGCTTAACAGGCACAAACATTGATGGGTCTGCTGGGTCGGCAACAACCGCAACAACGGCGACAAATGCAACTAATGTGGCGGTTACTGACAATACAAGTTCATCGGCAACTTGGTATCCTGCAATTGTTAGCACGACTACAGGAAATTTGCCAATAACCGTTTCATCCACTAAACTCAAATTTACCCCAAGCACAGGTGCTTTAACGGCATCCCAGCTTATCATTGCACCTTAAGGAAACATCATGGGTCAACTAGTTTTTCAAGCAGCTTTAGGGGGTCAAGTCAACTTGGTTGGCCCTAACACTGCGTCTACGCTAAATATCAACGTCCCTGCATTTGCTGGAACTATGGCATCTTTGGCATCTGTAAACAATAATGGTGTGACTTACGTTAACTCAAGTGGACAACCCACCACATTATCAACGTTTGTGTTTGATGGCACTAATTTGGGGATTGGTACAAGTTCGCCTACAACATTTAGCGGATTTAAAACTCTAGAGTTGGCAAATTCTAGTGGCAATGCAATTAGTTTGGTTACAGGCACAGGTGTTATTGCTCAAACAATTGCAAGTAATACCACCTCCTTGGTTTACATGGGGTCAAGAAGCAACCATCCATTGCTGTTAACAACCAATGATACAGAACGTATGCGTATTGATACCAGTGGTCGTGTAACAATGCCTTATCAACCGGGCTTTATGGCTGGAATTGCATCAACATCAGATGCCACCATAGCTATAAATGCTCTTGTTCCATTCAATACTGTTACTGGAACAGGTGCTTTTAACACAGGAACAAATTTCAGCACTAGCACATCACTGTTTACTGCCCCTATTGCTGGTCGTTATAGATTTTCATTTACGCTTTACTTGAGTAATAGCGGAGGCAACACTCAATCAATGTTGCCCGGTATTCGAATCAATGGTTCTTTTATATCTTTTACAAGCGGTGATGTTTATGGTGCTGTAAATGCCATTCCAAACTCAACTGGTGGAACTATCTCAGTATCAACAAGTGTTATTTTGAATCTTGCTGCCAATGATACTGTGGGTGTAGCTGCAAGAGGTACTGCTTTGAGAATTTATCAAGGAACTTGTTTTTTTAGCGGATATTTGTTGGGTTAATCAGAAAGGCAAAAAATGGCAACTTACACAATCACTCTTTCAGACGCAGAAGACAAAGCACTTGGCTTTGTTGCGCTATCTCAAAATGACTGGATTCAAAACGCTGTACACAATCGTTGTCGTATTGCTATTGAGGACATTGTTGCATTAGAAGTAGAACGCATAACTGCAACGGGTGGAACAATATCAGGAACAAAAGAAGATATTGTTAATGCAGCGCCAATTAAATCTGCGGCAGAACGAGAAGCAGAATATGACGCCAAATTAGAAGCAAATAAATCTGTTGGCTTAACATGAAATGGTCTATTCTAGAAGTCTACGCAACTGATGGCTTAATCACAAAAACTAAATACCATTGTGTTGAGCAAACTGTAGAAACTGAGGGTTATTGGACATTTCTAGACCCTAAGTTAAACACGCCGTTTGCTGATGTAACCGAGGAAATGATCATTGCGTGGGTTGATGCTGAAATTGGCGCAACCATTAAAGCTAGGTTAGATGAGCAGTTGCAGACCGAAATGCCTGTGGTAGCCCCTTGGTTACCGCAAACATTTACCCCAAATATTTAAGGGAAGAATATGACCCAGCCAATAGACATAATTTCTAGGGCGCTTAAAGATATTGGTGCATTGGAAGCTGGGGAAGTCCCATCATCAGATGCCGCACAAGACGCATTCGATATGTTGAATGATATGTGCGCCCAATGGTCTAATGAAAACATGATGGTCTTTTATAAGACTGAAATCATTTTTCAAACCGTTCAAAATACTGTTCAATATACCCTTGGCCCATCAGGTTCGGTGGGTGCATCTTTTACTGGTTCGATTTCAGGCACAACCTTGACAGTTCCTGTTGATGGCGTAATTTCAGGCGCAATCACAATGGGCATGACCATTAGCGGCACAGGCATCACGGCAGGAACAACCATTGTTGGGTTTGGTACTGGTGCTGGCGGTAACGTTAATGAGGGCGGCACATATACCGTTAGCGTTTCTCAGGCCGTGGCAAGCACTGCCATCACAGCCTACTATGAACGCCCATTAACAATTGAATCTGCTTTTGTTCGCGTGGCAACACAGCAAGGCGGTTCAAGTGTGGCTGGTGGTTATCTTGATTACCCTGTGGCGGTTTTAAGCCTTGAAGAATATGAATCTTTAGGTATTAAACAGCTTAATGGCCCTTGGGCAAAAATGATTTATTACCAACCAAGCGAAACCTTGGGTACTTTGTATGTTTACCCTAACCCATCATCGGGTGAACTGCACTTGTTTACAAATACCATATTCCGCACATTTAATACCTTGTACGACACAATCACGTTGCCACAAGGTTACAACATGGCGCTGCGATGGTGCTTGGCTGAACGGTTGATGCCAATGTATGGTAAGGCTTCAACAACGCAAATTCAAATGATTAATACATTTGCTGGAAATGCAAAAGCAATCATCAAGCGAACCAATATGAAGCCTGCACAAGTGTCGCGGTATCCTGATGCGTTGATGGTTGGTCGCGCAAAAGATGCTGGCTTTATCATGGATGGGGGCTTTAGATAATGGCAGATTTTGGCTTTGTCGGCCCATCCTACGAAGCGCCAAGCATTTACCAAGATGCCCAAGAGTGCATCAACTGGTTTCCTGAAGTTGACCCTCTAAAACAGGCTGGTGAACGTGGCGTAGTGGCGTTATATCCCACGCCGGGTTTATCTTCTTTGGTGTTGTTTCAAAACCAAGAAGAAGTGCGCGGCATGGTCACCTTATCAGGTGGTGATGTAATGGTTGTCGTTTGTGGCGAATATGTTTATGCACTAACAAGCAGTTTTGTTACAACAATGGTTGGGCAACTAAATTCATCAACAGGCAGAGTAGGCATTACTGATAATGGTGTTAATGTTTACATTGTTGACGGTATTTACCGTTACACATGGCGTATTTCCAGCCCATCTAGCGCGGTTTTCACAGGATCAACTAGCGGCACAACCCTTACTGTGTCAGCTATAACAAATGGCACGATAGCGGTGGGTCAGGTGTTGTTTGGTGTAGGTGTTACACAAGAAACCGTTATCACTGCTTTAGGCACTGGAACTGGCGGCATTGGGACTTACACAATTAATATTTCCCAATCCCTTACTAGTAGGCAGATGAATTCAGCAACTGCTGGCGCTGTAATTACAGGTGCAATTTCAGGCACAACATTGACGGTTTCAGCGGTTAGCAGCGGCACGTTGGCGGCTGGCATGACCATCCAAGGCGCTGGAATTACAGCAAACACCATCATCACAGCACTTGGAACTGGCACTGGTGGGGTGGGAACTTACACGGTTAACTTTTCTCAAACGATTAGTTCAATAACCATGTATGGCTTGAATTGGTCGGTGTTGCCTAGCACTGATGGGGCATTTACTGGTGGCACAAACGTGGATATTGTGGACAACTATTTTGTTTACAACCGCCCTGATACTCAGCAATTTGGCGCTTCTGCGGTTTTGTCACCTATTTCGCCAGCATTAAGTTTTGCCAGCAAAGATGGCGCACCTGATGATTTGGTGACTTTGATTGTTGATCACCGTGAAATTTATTTGCTTGGCGAAACATCAAGTGAGGTTTGGGTGGATCAGGGAACAAGCCCGTTTCCATTTCAGCGCATCCCCGGCACATCAACCCAGCACGGCATTGCTGCGGCATTTAGCGTTTCGCGTCTTGGTAATTCATTTGCTTATCTATCGCAAAATAATCGCGGCACTGCACAAATTGTGCAAATGAATGGTTATGTCCCGCAACGTATTTCAACCCATGCGGTAGAAAACAGCTTGACAGGGCAAAACATCACTGATGCAGTGGCTTGGACTTACCAATTAGAGGGTCACGAAGTTTATGTAATTAGCTTTCCATCAATTCAGTTAACTTGGTGCTATGACATAGCATCAGGAATGTGGCATAAGTGGTTGTATACAAACAATTTAGGTCAATACGAAAGATGCCGAGGAAATTGTTCAGCAGTCTTTCAAGGCTATGTTTTAGTTGGTGACTATTCCAACGGCAAGATTTACCACTTGGATAAGAACATCTATACAGATGATGGTCAGTTTGTTAAGCGGTTACGCCGCGCCCCACATTTGGTAGCTGACTTTCAGCGCCAATATTTTGATGAATTACAGATACAGTTCCAGCCCGGTGTTGGTACAACTGGTGTTTCAACGACTACAAACAATAATTATTTAGGTAATGTTTACATTATTGCGCCTGATGGAACATTGACCATTGGGCCTTATGAATCCTATGTTTTGGGCATAGCTGAAGCTATTACACCTGAAACAGCTACCACTTTTCCGCAGGCGATGTTAAGGTGGTCAAATGATGGTGGTTCTACTTGGTCAAATGAATATTGGACAAACATTGGTGCAAAGGGAAAATATACAAACCGTGCAATTTGGCGGCGTTTGGGTACAGCAAGGGATAGAGTTTTTGAAGTTTCTGTTTCTGCGCCTGTGAAATGCGTCATAGTGTCTGCCAACCTTAAAGCAACACAAGGGGAGAATTGATGGCATTGTTACCTAATCCACAATCACAGCCCTACCCACAATCTGAGTTTTTGGACGGGCAGACTAAGCGCCCTACAAGGGCATGGCAACAGTTTTTCATTAATTTGCTTAACTTCACCAGCGCAACAACTGCAACTGCTGGTTCGGCAACTTTGCCAGCTAACCCTGTTGGGTTCATAAACGTCACCGTAAATGGGGTGGCTTACAAAGTTCCCTATTACAACCAATGAACGATTTGATCCCAACTGGTGTGCCAACCCGTGAGCAGATCGAAAGATTGCAAATGGAAATGGCTGCCATGCCCCAATCTGAATTGCAGTTGGCGGCTGATGCCATGCAGACAGAGCATTATTTTCATGGCGGGATGTATGCAAGAAAGTTAACCCGCCCAGCAGGAACTTTGATTGTTGGTAAGGTTCATAAGCAAGACCACTATTTTTTATGCGCCAAAGGTGAAATAATTGCATGGTCTGAAAAGGGCATGGTGCATCTGAATGCGGGTGACATTATTGAGAGCAGACCCGGCACAAAGCGGGTAACCTTGGCTGTAACTGACGCAATTGGGATCACGTTTCACAAGACCGAAAAAACCGACTTGGATGAAATTGAAAAAGAAATGATCGAATCTGATGATCTTGCGTTATTTGATTATTCAAATAAATTGAAAACGTTAGAAATTAAAGGGGAATAATATGAGTTGGGTCGCAGTAGCAATTGTTGGTGGAAGTTTAGCTGGTGGTTATTTATCCGGCAAAGGCGCACAACAAGGCGCACAAACACAAGCTGATGCAATGCGGGAATCAGCCGCTATACAAAAGCAAATGTTCGATGTACAAAACGAACAGCAAAAGCCATATCGTGAAGCTGGCTACAGCGCATTAAGCGACATTGCTGGCATGAAACCATATCTGACCCGTCAATTTGGGGCAGAGGACTTTCAAGCAGGAATTGACCCTAGCTACAACTTCAGATTGCAACAAGGAAACTTGGCGACTACCAATTTGGCTAACAGAGCAGGCGGTTTGATTGGTGGCAATGCTTTGCAAGGTTTGACAGACTATGGTCAGAATTTAGCAAGCACAGAATTTGGTAATGTGTTTAACCGTTTCCAAACCCAACGATCAAACATTTACAACAACTTAGCATCTATTGCAGGGTTAGGTCAAACGTCACTGGGTCAAACAGGACAATTAGCAGGCACAACTTCACAAGGCGTTGGAGGTGCTATTTCGGGCGCAGGATCAGCAATTGGTGCTGGTCAAGTAGCCGCAGCCAATGCTTATGGTTCAGGTATTCAAGGCGCAGGCAACGCATATATGTTGTCTAACTTGTTGCGGCCTCAAACGCAAGCGCCAGCAGGGTATGGAACACCAGCGCCACAATTAAATGTAAGTGCGGCATAAGGACAAAAAATGGCAGATTACACACCAGTTGCATCACAATCAAGACCACCAACGCCAATGTCTTTGGCTGAAATGGTTAACCTTGCTGGCGGCATACAGGCATACCAACAAGCCCAACAATTAAATCCTTTGCAAGTTCAGGCATCGCAACAAACTGTTCAGCAAGCAAAGGAAATAAACCCTTTGTTGTTGCAACAAGCACAACAAACGTCACGCACAGGTCAAATTGCTTTAAGCGTTGAAGAACAAAAAGACGTTGAACGCAAAAATTTGCAAACATTTTTTGCTGACCCAAATAATTTCCAAACCAATGGTCGGATTGATTTAGACAAAATTAATGCGTCTGTGCCAAAAATTGCGCCTTTAACTGGTGCTGATGCCATCAGTAAATACAGCACATTAGGACAAGCGCAATCAACAGCCATCAGCGCTAAACAAAAGTTAACTCAAGATATGAGGGCAATGGTTGGTCAACGATTTAACATTTTAGGCAGAGTGGGTGTTCAAGATAAAAATGCTTACATTGCCGAAATGGATTTGATGAAAGCAGAAAATCCTGACAATCCTGATTTGCATAGGCTTCTTGATTCATACAAAACAATTTGGGAAACCCAAATGCAGTCCGGCCCTAACTTGCCAAAACAAGCTATTGCTGGCGCACAAACTTTATTATCAGTAGAACAACAACAAGCTGCATTTGCGCCTCAAACCTCATTAGATGCACAAGGTCGAGTAGTAACAACAACCAAAAGCATTGCTGGCGAAAAACCAACCGTTGAAATAACCATTCCACAAGGCTTGCAAGGTCAAACGCCACAAGGCGGCGTTACAACTGGCGCTGCGGGTTCTGAGGTTGCGCCGGGTGTGCGTTTGCCATTCCCAGTAAGGCGGTCAGACCAACCTTACACGGTTATGCCTACTGAAGAAAAAGACCAAACTGCTGGTTTTGATTACAGAAATAACTTGGTTAATGCTCAAGTTAATTTAGCCCAAGGTCGCCGCAATGTTGATGAAGTGATTCAGCAAGCCAAGAAAATTGGCGATCAGTTATTTTTTGAAAAAGGCGGCGTGGCAGGCAAAGTAGAACAAAAAATTCGCATGGCAATTGGAAGCGATCAATATGATTTGCTTGCTAAAGACTTGGCGAATATGGCTATTACTAACTCCAAAGCAATGGGTTCTGTTGGTGGGACTGTGGCTGGCTTAGACATGGCGGCAGTTGCAAATGGAACAATTAAAGTCCCGCCTGATGTGTTGGTAAAAATTGCTAATCGAGTGCAAGCAGATCAAAGAAACCTTGATATGCAAGCCAGTGGCGCACAGCAATTTGGTCAAAAGTATGGCGACAACAACATGAAAGCATATCAGCAAGCGTGGAATGCAAACGCTAGAGATACAAAAATCTTTGAAGCCATGAACATTTTGGAAACCGAAACTGATCCTGCTAAATTGCAAAACAAGTTTAAAGAACTTTTTCCATCAGAAAAGAAACGCAAAACCATTCTCAAGCAATACAAAAATTTAAAAAGCATGGCAGCTACAGGCTTGCCAGTTGAACCGCTTACCGCCGAGGATTTCTAAATGGATGAACTTGAAAAATTTTTAGGCGGTGGTGCGGCGGTAGCAACCCCGCCAAAGCCTAATGCGGCCCGCGTTTCATCTGAAACACAAAATCAGCGTGAACAACAACGTATTGCAATTCTTGAAGATGAGTTAAAGAAAAAACAAGCATTGGCGGCAAAGGGCGACAAAATGGCGCAAGCTGATGCGGCTGCTTTGTTGCGTGAGATTGCTCAAACGTCAAAGAATGCAATTGCGCCTCAAAAAAGTTCAATGTCAGGTGTTCGCCCTGATTTGCAACCTGATCAAGTTTCCCCCCAAGCATCAGGTGATCCATTAGAAACGTTTTTGGCTGGTAAGCCTGTAACTGCTAAACAACCAAGCCAACGACAAGTTGAAAGCACGGCAAGCACCCAAGAGGGAACAATGGGTGCTTATGTTCCAAGGCGGCAACCTGTTAACAAAGTTCGCCAAATTATTGGCGATGTGTTGCAAAAAGGTTTTGAAGCAAAACAAGCACTTGGGCAAGATTTGGGTGAACGTGTAGCTGGTGGTATTGATACTCTTTATGGCGTTGTGCCTGCTACTGTGGGTGCGGCTACGCAAGCGATTGTTAAGCCCTTTGTAACTGAAGGCCCAATATTTTCAGCAAAAACACCCTCTGAATTGCAACAAGGCGCAAAAAGAGCAGAGGCAATTGGTCAGCAAGTGGCTGGCGCTATTGATAAGCCAGTTGGCAAGGCTTTAGGTATTACAGGAAAAGAAACATATCAGCAACCATTAGGCGGCGTTACTCAACCTGTTGTTGAACAAATCAATAAGATGTTTAACGTGATGGGGATGACCCCTGAACAAATATCTGAAAACTTAAAAACTAAATTCAATCTGACTGTACCGCCTGAAGATATTAGAAACATGGTGGTCATTGGTTCTACTGCTTTGCCGCAAGCAATCAAAGAAGTTGCGCCTGTTGTTAAAAGCGCCACACAACCTTTGCGCCAAATGGCTGGTGAATTGGAAATTGTGCGCCCCGGCACATTGAGCAAAGCAGAAGCGCAAGCACAGTTTGAAGCCCGTCAAGCACCAGCAGGCAGCGCAGGCGCAGCCGCCGCACAAACCAATCCTTTTGCTGGAAAGATTACTGGCGAAGAAACTGTTCGCGGTCAATTTCCACAAATCAAGCTTTCCAAAACGCCAACAGATGTGCCTGTTAATGAACAAATATTAAGGTCACAAGCTGTTCAGGAGGTTATGCCCGGCGTTGGTGTAAGGCCCGGCGTGGTTACTGGCAATGAAAATTTATTGCGTAATGAACACACAAAGGCAAAATTAGACACGCCTGAAGGACAGTTATTTAAAGAACAAATTGCAAATGAACAAATTGCTTTATCCAAATATGCTGAAGATCGCGTAAATGCTACTGGTGCTTCCCAAACTCTAATCAATGATGAACAACGTGGTGGGCGTATCAATGATGTGTTTCATGGCGTTGACCCTAGCGAACCATCTAGCGCCAGCATTACAGGATATTTGAACCAAGTTAAAAAAGAAATTTACAATGATGCGTTTACTAAAGTTGGAAACAATAAGATCAACACATCTAACGCTGATGCCTTATTTGCTGATCCACAAGTAAAGTCAACTTTCAAGGCCGCTGGAACAACAAATGTTTTACAAGGCGCAAAAGAATTAATTGCTTTAGCCAAGTCCACTGGATTTAAATTACCTGATGGAACAATTGCGCCTGCTGGTTCTGTGGCGGCATTTGATCATGTTCGTAAAACATTGAACAGTCCAAAAATTTGGTCGCGTGACAAGGCAAGTTCTATCAGGGAAATAAACCAAGCAATTGATAAAGACATTGCGGCGGTGGCTGATCCAGCTTTATACAAACTTGGCGACAAAGTTCATCAGGCTGAAAAAAATCTTTTGGGTTCTAAAGGTATAGATAAATTATTTGGTGAAGTTGACCCAAATGGCGTTATCACATCATCTACACCATTAGAAAAAATTCCATCCAAGCTAAACAATTTGCCAAAAGATCAATGGCGGCATATTCGTGATACTTTGGACGATTTGGCAAATGGTCGAATCAAAGGTGCGCCCGAGGGTTTACCGCCAGTTCCACAAGAATTACGACAAGCCGCCGCCGCTGCAAGGGCTGAAATTGATGGCGCATTAGCTCGTGAAGTCTTAAAGGCTGGTTCAGACAAAATGGGTGTTTGGAATCAAAACTCAGCCAACAAAACCATGAATTCTTTAGTTGGCGAAAAGATTTTAGAAACATTTCCACCTGATGAAGTGCGTAGATTTCATTTGTTGAACACGGTTGGGCAAATAGTCCCCGGCATCCACGGCTATGAGGGCGCGGCTTTGCAAGCTAGGCGTGTTGGAATCATTGAGGGCAATTTGCCAAAAATCGGTGCTGGCGCTGGTGCGGCGGTTGGTGGATTTGTTGGCGATGTGCCGGGCGCTGCCGCTGGAACATTTTTAGGTCAACAAGCTGGCGCAAAGTATGCCGCCAAAATGGAACAAACAGCATTAACCAAAGCTGCCCAAAAAGCCAAAAAAGAAATTGAAAAATCTACCGCATTAGGTAAACAATCAGGTCAAAATAAACTTAACGATTTGAACAAATAAGGACGCATCATGGCAGTTAATCTTTCACCTATTGGCAATGCCCAGCAATTCTTTGACAACAACGGCATTCCTTTAAATGGTGGTTTGTTGTATACCTATCAAGCGGGATCAACCACCGCATTAACAACTTACACAGACATAAATGGTGCAATTCCTAATAGCAATCCTATTGTTATGGACGCATCAGGGCGTTTGTCTAATGAGGTTTGGCTAACTTATGGCTTTAACTATAAGTTTGTGTTACAAAATTCCGTAGGAAGCGTAATTGGCACTTACGACAATATTTATGGAATTATTGGTGTTCAAGCATCAAGTGGCACTACCATACCCGCAGGATTAATTTCAATTTGGTATGGATCAATTGGCAGCGTCCCAACAGGATGGTATCTATGCGATGGTTCTAATGGTACGCCTGATTTAAGAGATCGTTTTGTTGTTGGCGCAGGATCAACATATTCTGTTGGTGGAACTGGCGGTTCAACAACACGCACCCTGACCACAAACGAAATGCCTAGTCACACTCATGTGGCTACTTCTGTTGTTACTGACCCCGGGCATTCTCACGTTGGAGGTTATGTTGCGGGCGCACAAAATACAGGGTCTGCAAGTCCTCCCGCAGTTGCAACTTTTGGCGCATCTACTAATTCAGCAACAACAGGCATCACTGTAGCCACAACTAATGCGGCAACTGGATCAGGAACAGCATTTAGCATTCTGAACCCTTATTACGCGCTTGCGTACATCATGAAATCTTGATCATGGAAATTGATCCTGTTAAATACGGCGTTCTTTGGCAAAAGGTTCAAGACTATGAACGCCGATTTGACCAAATGGAAACCAAAATTGACAAGTTGGAAGCGTCTATTGAAAAGCTAGTAGCACTGGCAAATCAAGGGCGCGGCGGCCTTTGGGTGGGTATGGCGCTAGTCTCTGCTTTATCGTCTGCTGTGGGCTATCTAAGCCATTGGATGGGCAAAAATTGATCCATTCACCGCTGCCCTTGCCGCGATTGCTGCTATTAAACAGGCCGTATCTTTTTATAAGGATTGCAAGGCGGCTTCCAAAGATGTTACCAACATCACAATGGAGATTTCGAGTTACATCGGCAAATTTTTTGATGCCCACGAACAAGTCAAAACCGCCGCCGCAGAGCAAAAAAAGAATCCACCAAAGGGTAAATCACTAAAAGCCCAAGCCCTTGATAATATTTTTCAAGAAATGGAATTGGAACGCCAAGCCATTGAGTTAAGAGAATTGTTAATCTACGGCGTTGACCCAGCTTTGGGTGCGGTTTGGACAAGGTTTCAAGAAGAGTTTGAAAGATTGCAAGCTGAACAAGAAAAGGAAAGATTAGCGCAAGAAGCAAAGGATAGGGTCGCATTATGGCAACGAAAGCAAATGCTAAACAATCTGCAAGACAAGGCGCTAATAATCGGGGCAGTAATGATAGTTACTATATACCTCCACCTATTGTTCCAAGCAATCCGACAAATGACAATAACGAAATGGGATTCTTAATAGCTTTTCTTAGTATGGTCATAGTGTTTGCATTGTTGTTGCCCTTGATTGGGTCAATGTATCTTGACATTCTTGAAGCAAAAAAAGAAACTAAACGGCAACAGGAACAAGTGCAGCGCATGATAAATCAAGTTAAAAAGGAAAAAGAAAATGAGTGAGGAAAAAATTCAAGCAATGGAAACCAAAAGTGCTTTGGTTGAAAAAATCACGTTTGCTTTGTTGCCTTTATTGTTTTCTTGCGTTGTTTACCTTATGTCGGCGCTGTCTAACTTGTCCCATGAGGTGACCATCTTAAATAGCAAAATCAGCTTGGTTGTGACTTCAGACAACAAACAAGCCAGCAATACAGGCGCAGAATTGGCTAGGGAGAAATTGCGCCAAGACTTGGAAAAAGAAATCCAAAAGAACAGGGATGATATTCAGGTCAACCGCCTGCACATTGCCATTTTGGAAGATAGAGCAGGAATGAAAACCACATTCAAAAAGGAAGATAAATGATTCCAATAGTTGCATCCCTACTTGGTAGTCTTGCCCAAAATGGGTTAACACTACTGTCTAGCGCCATCCAAGCCAAAGGCAAGGAAGTAGTTGAAAACACTTTGGGCGTGAAAATCCCTGACGCACCAACCCCTGAAGATGTATCCAAGTTGCGCCAGCTTCAGTTTGAACATGAAGAACGCCTGTTGGAATTGGGCATTGAAAAAGCCAAGATGGAACTAGCTGAATTGCAATTGTTTGCTGATGCCGCTAAGAATGAGGATAACAACGTTTCTGACCGCTGGAAAGCAGATATGGGATCAGACTCTTGGCTATCCAAAAACATACGCCCTATGTCCCTTATAGCCATCTTCTTGGGCTATTTCCTGTTTGCCATGATGAGTGCCTACGGGTACAACGCCAATGAATCCTATGTGACCCTTTTGGGAAACTGGGGGATGTTAATCATGGGCGCTTATTTTGGTGGCAGGACTATTGAAAAGCTGGCAGATATGAAAGGCAAAAAATGAGTTTAAGCACCGAACAAGCGGCTTTCCTGCTGGATGCCTGCAAACTGATCCAGTACGCCACAGAGCAAGGTTTTGTGGTCACTGGTGGCGAATTGGCGCGGACTCCTGAACAACAAGCCATTTACTTTAAAACTGGTCGATCCAAGACCATGAACAGCATTCACCTCAAACGCTGCGCCATTGATTTAAATTTTTTCAAAGATGGCAAGATTATTTGGAGTAAGGAAATTCTTGCCCCTCTTGGGGCTTATTGGGAATCTCTTCATCCAAAGAATCGTTGGGGAGGGAATTTCTCCAATCTTGTGGATTGTCCACACTTTGAACGTGTGCCAGCAAAATAGCAAAAAGAACCAGCGTTCCAACCCCAATCACTGCGCCAATCACCAATGCCAAGACCGTGGCTATCACAGCACACTCCTCATTTCCCAACCCATTAAAAAGTAGTTCCAACGAGTTTGCAATGTGGGTAGGTTGTATCTGTCTTTTGTTTTGCTGAAATCTGCGTGTCCCTTTGATCGCATCATTGCCTCAAAGACTTGTTGTGCTTTGGTCATGTGTTGATTTCCTTTAATCTAGCTTCAATGGCTGTAAAAACAGTAGCATCTGGTTTACTGTCTAGCCACATACTAAACATAGATATTTCCTCATCCGTCAGCCCTACCCATGTGCGCTGTGGTGGGTGGGTGTAAAGAAGCCCTTGGAATCGGTGCAGTCCAATGCCGTATGGTTCAAGCCAGTGCAAAGTTCCATCGAATCTTGCCTCCGCCACAGGCTCACCCTGCTCTTGGCTTTCCAACTCTGCAATGGCTTGCTTGCCTGCTTGGATGGCTTGTCTACATTCGTCAATGTATGGTTTGTCTTCACTCAACGCACATTCCAACGCCTCTACCATCTTCTTAAATACTTCAATCATGCTTGTTCTCCCCTTGCTCTGATGGCTTCAGCACAATCCATGCAGGTTACATCCCACATTGACATGTCTGTGTTGCTGTATATGTCGGGTGCTGGCAAATCCTCGCACACCTGCGCACAGGCTTCACGCTCTTTGGCGGCTACCAGTTTGGCAAAGGCTACAAGATCAGCAGATCGACCCATGAATATGTCTTCATTCATTTCCAAATCAAAATCTCGCAAATCTTTCCATCCAGCCTCTCTAGCCATCTCAATGATTTCATCTTCTGTCATTTCTTCATTGCCCTTACATATATAGTCAAGCTGTCAATGGTGTCAGCACCAAAGCCAGTCATCTTCTCTATCTCTGCCGCCACTTCTTCAATCACGCCATTTCGCAATTCATCATAAAACTGTTGATCTGTCTTTAGTTCAAGGTCTTGGATTTGACGTTTGCGGATCATATTAATTCCCTTTGCATCGGTGTGATTTTCCATTCGCGTTCCATGCGCCCTGACTTAGATTTGACAACCTGACCTGTCAAACTGATTTCGCCATCGCGTTCTAGTTCGTGCAACCGTCTAGCGACTTGCATGGATTCCAAGCCTGTGTGGGCGGCAATGCCATCTTTACCCAATGCGCCATGTTTGGTCAAGCAATCCACAATGATTTGGGCGTGGCGGCTAGCAAGATCTTTTGCAGACCCTGCTGCCTGCCAACTGGTCAAAGGGTCGGTGTTTCTGACTCTTGGATGCAGCATGGTTCACCTCAAAAAGGAATGTCGCTAGGCATATCGTCAAAGCCCGACTTGCGTGACTTTTCTGCTCGATCTTCCAATTCATAGCAGTTTGCCCAGCCCGTCCAACCACCGTCCACCAAGGGAATGGTGTCTAGCTTGATCTTTAGGTTTTCACCATCTTCAAACAAACTGCCAATGGTTTGATAACGTTTCTTTTCTTGACCCTCTTTGTTGGTGTATGTGCCAGTAATCACAACAATGTTTTTAATCTTTTTCATTTCAGTCTTTCAGTTTGTTAAGTTGGGTGATTTTGTGTTCAACATCAAATAAGAAATTCAAGATTTCTTTTTCAAGGTTGGCAATATAAACAGGGTCAAGTTCAACCCGTTTGATAAACAGTTGTAAGCCCTCTGCCATGCGTGGGTCAAAACTTACAAAGTCACACCATTGGCGCTGAGTGCAAGCCATTTGCCATTGCATTTGCGTGTTGTACTTTTCAGGCACTTTTTGATCTAGCAAAGTCTGAATGTGTGTGGCGGTGTTGGGGCATTTAATCTCCACCAATCCAAACAGCCCCACAAGCCCATCAGGGGACGCACCAGCCTCTGAAATGTTGGGGTGCGACACAAACCCTACCTCTTCAACTAAAACGTCTTTAGCGGACTCATAGGCGGCACGGGCAAAAGGTTCTTGTTCAGTCCCCCAAGCCATCGCTGCGTTGCTGTAAGACTCTGCGGGTTTGCCTGTCATGCGTTCACACACAATTTGGGCAAGGTAGTTTTCCCTGCTGGCGCTTGGCCCTGTCTTGGTCTTGGCAATAATGTCTGCCACCCTGCTGGCGGTCACCTTGCCGCATCTAGCGGCAAACCATTCACTTGTTCCCTGTTCCATCTGTAATCTCCAGTTTGTGTTTTAAAAGAATAAATGTTGCTACGTCAATTTGGCTGGCGGCTTTGTAGGCACGTTTACGCATATCAGAAGTTAACCTAAACACAGATTCATCTTTTGCGGCTGTACTCAATTGAAACTGCAGTAATTCTTCTATGGCTTGTTTTGCCATAAGCAGAGTTTCTAAAGATATTTCGTGTTTCATTTGCCCTCCAATTGTGCTTTTTTGTCATCCTTGCTTTTAATGACTTTCTTTTGCCAAGCCGGGTCGCCATTGGCTGCGGCGTAAGCTGTTTTGTAAGTCTTTTGCAATTCTTCTAGCGTGTTGGTTTCATCCATTGCCGCCATCAAGTCAGCTATTTGGTTTTCGTTGACCGTAGATTTGATTTCGGTGCGGCGGCTAGCGCTGTTGCCATCATCATCTTCAGGGGCAATACCGCAAGCAGCCATCAAGGAATAACGTCTAGCGTAGGTCAATGCCGAACCATAACCCTGTGGGTCTTGTTTGCTTGCAGGCACATGGAGAGTGCCACATTCAAGCATTTCGCCTGATTCGTGAATAAGCACTGTTTCTACCATCACGCCGTTGTCGCAGTTATGGCATTTCTGAATCAAGGCTATACCGTTATCGTTTAAGCCTGAAATAACAGCTTCTACGCAGGCAGCAAGGTCGGCATAGCGCGACTTGAAATGCGGGTTAGTAGATGACTTCAAAGCTGGCCCAAAAGACTTTTGTGCTTTGACCAATGCGGTTGCAATTTGTTTCATGTTGTTTCCTTAGTATGTGTAACGTGGGCCACAGGTAACTTCCACAATGGTTTCGACTGTGTAGCCATTGATCTTGCGTTTGGCGTAGATTGGGATAGCGCGAAGCCCTGATGATTCGCATTGCTTAACCCCATCAATCACTTCATTCCTGCCCATAGGTTGAATTTGTTTATCCATCACCAGTTCTTGGGTAGTGTTGGGAATGATGATTGGTTCAGGGCGTGGCGTGTACACAGGGGCTGGTTGCTGGCTGGCGCATCCAACCAACACCAAAAGTAAGAGTGCGTATTTCATTTTGATCCTTAAAAAGTTTTGTTGAAATAACCATTAATGGCACTTGCAACACGCTGGCGGCTTGGTGGTTCATAGCCTGCGTATTCCTTGACTTCTTGTTCAATCCATTGAAAGTGCAATTTGGGAATGTCGTAGGTAATGTCTAAGCCATCTTTGTAAACAAAAATGTCAAAGTAGCCATCTGTTTCATGGTCTTCACCCTCAGACCAAGACCATTGCACGGTGACCTCATCCCAAATCAAATAGGTGATGAATTCACCCTCATCACCGTCAGTTAGCATGATGTTCTCCAAACAAAAAGATCAAGGGCAACCACTACAATCGCTGCAATGGAGACAATCCACAGGCACACTTGCGCCCAATCGGTTGGTGTGGTGTATTTTTCTATTTCAAACATGGTTGTTCCTTTAATAGTCTTGACCAGCACGTGCGGGTTGTGCGCCTAAAAACTCCGCGTTGTAAGGTGCTTTGTTTTTAAATGGGGAATTGGCTTTAAAGTTATAGCCAAGTGTTTTTAACGCATCAGTTGTGTCAGCCAAACTCATGGCATTAACTTGTTGGCTTGTGTAGCCAAGGTTAAGCAAAGCCTTGCGTTGGGCAATTGCTAAAGTAACCATCCAGTTGCAGTTCATCATTTTGTTTCCTTTAATAGTTAATCTTGGGGATCGCCGTAAGGGTGGTATACCTCGTCATATTCGTTGTCAAGGCCGTTGGCGTAATCGCTGACAGCGCCCAACACAACACGCAAGCGCATATACAAGTCTTGTGCATCATCAGCCAAAGTAATGTTGAGATGTTTTGCAGTAAACAAAAAATCTCCCAAATCTTTAACAATTGCATCAGCTTTGTCAGCAAGGTCATAAATTGCTGTAATTTCTTGAGTATCCATTTTGTTTTCCTAAAAGACCCTATGCGTTGCGCTGGGGAATGAATGTATTGTTAAGCAAACTTAACCACAGGTCAACAACTATTTGCAATTATTTTCTAGGGACAAACCCTAGTGTTGCTATTTTGTTAATCTACCTTACAATTAAGCAATGACTAAACAAGAACTTACCAAACTTGCAGGATCACAGAGTGAGCTTGCCAAAATATTAGGTGTTTCCAAGCCAGCGGTGTGCCAATGGAAAGAAAAAATCCCCGAATTAAGGTTGCGCCAGCTTAAAGACTTGCGCCCTGAGTGGTTTGTTGTATAATTTTTTGAAACGCTTGGCGGCGTTAATCGTAGTAGGGTTACACATGCTGTCTGCTGGTACTACGCCAGTCCGCCAACATCCGCAAGGGTGAGACAGCAGGTGTAGCCCTTTTTTTTGGGCAAAAAATGAAGATAAAGAACTGGAATAAATTTCAGCACTTCAAGGATAGGAAACCACCTTGGGTTAAGCTGTACAGGGATTTGCTTGACGATATTGATTGGCATGAATTGGATGCCCAAGCCAGCAAAGTGCTTGTTATGTGTTGGCTTATAGCCAGTGAAGAAGATGGGCATATCCCAACAACTAAAACACTTGCATTTCGTTTAAGAATGTCAGAAAAGCAAACTATTGATTGCTTAAACAAGCTGTCTCACTGGCTGGAACAAGATGATATCAACGCGATATCAGAACGATATCAAGATGATGGTCTAGAGACAGAGACAGAGACAGAGACATATAAAGAGAAAGAGACAAAGAGGATGCAAGCGCCTAACGGCGTATCAGCCGAAGTTTGGGATTCTTTTGTTGCCCAACGAAAAGCCAGCAGAGCAGTGATTACCGAAACCGTGGTTAAGTCAATTCAGCGTGAAGCCAATAAAGCAGGCTGGACACTTGAACAAGCATTGGCTGAATGTTCAGCAAGGGGATGGCGCGGCTTTAAGGCTGAATGGGTTGCTGAAAAACAAAACTTAACCAAAACTGGGCAAATGAATCAAGCGGTCATGTCAGGCTTAACTCGCGGACTTATTGGAGGAGGCAGCAATGTCAAATTACTCAAAAGCTGATTTTGTTGATGTTGATCAAGGTCTTGATTACGTTTTTGTGATGCTAGGCGGCATATATGGTCAGGCATTTAATCGCAACTGGGAGGGCATGGATTTGGAGGTTGTGCGGCAGATATGGAAAGACCAAATTGGTAGATTCTTGACATACAAGCCAAGCCTTGATTATGCATTTACCCGATTAAATGGGGATTTCCCGCCAAGCGCCATCAGGTTTAGGGAATTTTGCAATGCAGGGCCAGCTATCCCGCGTGATGAACAGCAGATTACCTACAATCCCAAGCCTGTTGACCCTGAAGTGGTTGCAGAAGCTAAACGCAAACTTGCGGAATTAAGGAAAAGCTATGAATCTTGAACACGCAATAGCTATTCTTGACCGGGTGCGCGATGGCGTTGCCTACCCACGCCACACAATTGCCAAGGCGCTTGAAATGACAGGGGACATTGATGGACACATCAAAGGAATGGATGCGGATAACCGAAGCGCGGGAGTGGATCAAACGTTATCGCAAGAAAGTGGTGGAGGAGGGGAAGCAGGAAGCCGCTGGGTGGTGGCAGATGACCTTATCCGACATAGCAAAAAAACGTGGACGAGCCGCCGCTAACCAATTACGCCAAGACATGAATTATGAGACACGCAAAAAGAACTGACGCAAACCAAGAAGCTATTGTCAAGGCTTTGCGGGATGCTGGCGCTTATGTGTGGATTATTAGCCTGCCAGTTGACTTGCTGGTTGGCTACAAGGATCACACATTCTTGGTGGAGATTAAAACAGACTCAAAAAAGCGTTTAACAGGCTTGCAAGCCGATTTTTTTGAGAACTGGTCTGGTAGTACCTTGGCGCGGGTTGATAGCCCTGAAGCCGCCCTACGCATGATTGGAATACTGCAGTGAAACCTGAACAAGCCGCCCAAGAAATACGCAATAAAGCTGCAGCTTTTGGTGAAGCCAAAGCCCAGCGGGTTTACCTTGAAGAATTCCGCAAAAGCCAAAAGGCGCTGCTGATGAAAGATGCCTTGGAAATGGGGTTTGAAGCTGCCAATGCCCAAGAACGGGAAGCCTACGCAAGCCCTGTTTATCAAAAACTGTTAAGTGGGCTTGCTGTGGCAATTGAGCAAGAAGAAACCCTAAAATGGGAAATTGAGGCGGCAAGGCTTGACATTGAGATTTGGCGCACACGCGAAGCCACTAACCGTATGCAAGACAGGGCGCATCAATGAAATGTCCCGAATGTGGGACTTGGACAATCGTTAAAGAAACCCGAATAAGCACAGGCAACAGCCGCCGCCGCAGACTTGAATGCGCCAACGAACACCGATTCACAACCTTGGAGACAATAATTGTTTCAAAAACACGAATACGTCAGATCAAAAAAACTGCTGAAACTAGTGGCGGGGCTTGATTGCCAAGCCTGCGGGTCGGGCAACATGGTGCAGGCGGCGCACACAAACTGGGGTGGTGGTAAAGGCAGAGGAATCAAGGCTGATGACAATTTGGTCGCGGCGCTGTGCCTTAAATGCCATTTTGAAATTGACCAAGGTAAAGACTTGACCAAAGATGAACGTCAACAAATGTGGTTGGCGGCGCACATGGGAACGGTTCATGCGTTAACTGGCGCTGGGCTATGGCCTGCTGACGTTCCTTTGCCTACAATGGAAGCGCAGTTGTCTTAACAGGGGGGTGTTGCGCCCCCCTTTTTTTTGATATAGTGGCAATATGAATCATGAAGTAGCCGAATTCGTAGCGCACTTGTTGCATAGCAGCACGGTGACGCATTTCATGCACTGGTCAACATCCAGCTATGCAAAACATAAGGCGTTAGGTAAATATTATGAGCAAATTGTTGACTTGGTTGACCGCTTTGCCGAATCGTATATGGGCAAATATGAACAGTTTAAAAAGTTTCCTGAAGAATTTCATACAGAAAAAGACCCTGTAAAATATTTGGAAAACATGAAAGAATTTGTGGAAGAATCCCGCAAGGAACTGCCACAAGACACAGAATTGCAAAATTTGGTGGACGAAATCGCCGACTTGATCAATTCAACCTTGTATAAACTGCGCTTTCTTAACTAAGGAAAAATCATGGCAAATATGATGAAGAACGAACCCAAGGGCTACGGCACAACAGCCACAATGAAACGCAACCCAGCCGCGTCTGATATGACAGGTGAAAAAGGTAGCGCCAAAATGGGCATTCCTGCCGCCAAAACCAACATGACTGGCGCTGATAAAAAATTTGATGGTGGACGTTCTAGCGGCGTTTGCTACACCCACGATCGGAAATGTAGCCAGTAATGGCAAGCTGCGCCGACTGTAAGTTTTTTTTGAATGCCCAAATCATGGGCAGTTGCCGCCGTTATCCACAGACAATTAACAGGCACATGAACGATTGGTGCGGAGAACACGCATTAATTGAACGAGTGATGGTTGATTTGCCTGTGTATGACATTATGACCGACACCATTTCTGAACCTAAAAAGCGCGGAAGAAAGCCAAAGAATGATCAAGCCCCTGCATGACCGTGTAGTTGTTCGCCCAAATGTTCGTAAGTTGTCTGACATTATTTATGTCAACAACAAGGAATCATTTAACGAGGGAACGGTTGTGGCGGTTGGCCCAAAGGCTGAACAAACTCAAGTTGGCGACTTCATCAAGTATGGCAATGGGGATTATTTAAAGTGGCCTGTTCACAACATTGCTGGGCAGGATTATCAAATCATTCAAGAAGCCGACATTTGTGCGGTAGTGGAGGCGTAATGGCAAAAACTGGACTTTATGCAAATATTCATGCAAAGCAAGAACGCATCGAAGCACAAAAGGCGGCTGGTAAAAAGCCTGAACGCATGAGAACGCCGGGTTCTAAAGGCGCACCCACTGCGGCGGCATTCAAGCAAGCTGCCAAGACTGCCAAAAAATGAAGAAGCACGACAAGCCTATTCCGCACACCACTACGGGTAAGGGTAAGACCTACAACCCAACGGAAAAAGGTGCTGGAATGACCGCTAAAGGTCGTGCTGAATACAACGCAAAGAACAATGCAAATCTCAAGCCGCCTGCCCCCAACCCCAAGACTAAGGCTGATGCTGGACGAAAAGCCAGCTTTTGCGCTAGGATGGAGGGGGTGGTAAAACACTCGAAAGGCCCAGCGGAACGGGCAAAGGCCAGTTTAAAAAACTGGAATTGTTAAATCCCTTTTGGAAAAAATAAAGGAAATATCATGTCAAATTCAATTGCAACAGGCGTAGCTTACGCAGACCCCGAATTTGTATCAGTACAGGTTGGCAATTCAGCCGTTCCAGTAGCTGTTACATCAAGCGGCATCATCAACGGCGCTTATGCCACAACCAGCGCCACTAGTGGCGACACCCGTTTAACCTACCAAAAGCTGACTTTTAGCAGCACAGGTAGCGGTGAAACGATTCGGGCATTCTCCGTGGTTACAGGTGCTGGCGCTGCGGCTGGCGGCACAATCAATGGATCACACATCAGCACATCTATTAATGGATCAGGCACTATTGCTGGCGCTGCAAATGCGATTAGGGCAACCATTGGCGGTTCGTCAACAAACCCTGGCGGTACGTTGGCGGCGTTGCAATTGGATTCTGATTTTGCAACTGGCGGCACATGGTCAAACACATCATTTTTGCGTGTAACTAACTCAGGTACAGGTGAAGTGGGTAACTTTGCGGCAATGCCTGCGGTTAGCGCAACAGGCGTGTTTAGAGCCAAAGTCGGTTCACCAGTGGTTACCCATACCATTCCCGTGACCAGCGGCGGCACAACCTACTACGTCATGGTTAGCACGGTTGCCTAGATGCTGAAACATCCCGACATTGATGTGCAAGCCTTAGTCGAGATGCTAGAGGGGCAGCGTGATAATGCAATGGTGCAAGCCGCTGCCCTTTTTAGGGAAAACACCGAGTTAAAGCAAAAGTTAGAAGAATATGACAACAGATCAAATCAAAGCGAGGATTGAAACTTTGATGGCGCAAGGCAAGCAGATGGAGAGCAATCTTCATATGATTAACGGTGCGTTGCAAGATTGCCAATATTGGTTAAACGAATTGGAGAACAACAATGCCACTAATCAAGTCAATGACCCCCAAGGCGCTGAAAGCGAACATCAAGGCTGAAATAGAAGCTGGCAAGCCTGTTAAGCAGGCAGTTGCCATAGGCTATTCGGTCAAACGTGAAGCGGAAAAGGCTAAAAAAGCCCCAAAGAAGAAGTAAATGCCAACCCTTGCAGACATTTACAGTGCAATAAATTCTGCAAAGCGGAAGGGGGCTGATTTTGTTCAAAACCCTGTTACCAGCTTGCAACAGATGGTTGGCAATGCAAATGACCGCGCAAGGGTTTACAACCAAGAAATGGTTCAAGCCGCCCAAGGGTTCGGCGCACCAGCTAGGGGTCAGCAGGCTACACCTAAACAATTGGCGGCGCAACAAAGCACAATGGACACATTTGCTGAAGCCTACAACCCTATCGGAATGACAGTGTTTCATGGGTCGCCATACAGATTCACAAAGTTTGATGCAAACAAAATTGGATCGGGTGAGGGAAATCAGGTTTATGGGCATGGTTTGTACTTTGCTGAAGCCCCTGCGGTAGCAGAGGGTTATCAAAAACGATTGGCAGGCGGTGCTGACCCATATACATATAACTGGCAAGGCAAACAATATGAGGGGGGTGTTGGTGGTGATCCTGTTGCTCATGTGCTGGGTCTTGCATATCATCAATCGCCTAAAGTGGCGCGAGATATTGCCAAGCAAGGAATTGAGGGTGTTAAGGCTGGTGAACCTTGGGCGCTTGAAAAAGGCTTAGATTACTTTCGCCAAATGTTTGATACTGCATCACAAATCAAGAAAAAAGACATCAAGGCCACACAAGGCGCTTTGTACAAAGTTGACTTGCCTGATGAAAAGATTGCTTCCATGTTGGACTGGGATAACCCAGTGCCTGACGCAATGCGTGAAAAGTTAAGCAAATCTATGCTTGAAAAGTTTGGCTCAGGTGCAACAGGTACAAGTGGAGAAAAGTTATACAAAGAAATTCAAAAGAATTATGAATGGGCAGGAAGTAAAAACCCAGCAATGGAGGCATCCAATTTTTTGCAAGAACATGGCATTCCCGGTGTTCGTTACTTAGATGCTGGCAGTAGGCGCAAAGGCGGCACATCAAATTTTGTTGTGTTTGACCCAACCCATGTTAATATTCTTGAACGAAATGGAATGCCCATTAAATGACAGATACAGTACCCGTCTTAGAAAAGCGCCCAGTAGGTCGCCCAACCCTATATGACCCTGCTTATTGCGAGACAGTCAGGGAACTAGGTCGGATTGGCAAATCCATTGAGCAAATCTGCTATAACTTGAACATAAGTATTAGAACAATTTACTTATGGAAAGATACGCATGAAGAATTTATGCAAGCCTTGGAAGATGCTAAGACATTTGAACAGGCATGGTGGGAAGAGCAAGCCGCCGCTTACATGGTGGAGAATAAAGAAAGTGACCGACTGAACGCCACGCTGTGGTCAAGGTCAATGGCTGCAAGGTTTCCAAAGAAGTACAGGGAAAGCACAAAGCAAGAAATTACAGGCGCGGACGGTGCGCCATTGCTTACAGGTATTCAGGTGACATTTGTGAAGCCCAATGAGTGATGTATCAAGTGCCATTGCCAATGCTGAGTTTCCGATCAAGTTGCAAGGCTTGTTCAAGCCATCACGCTACAAGGTAGCCTACGGCGGCAGGGGTGGGGCTAAGTCTTGGGGTATTGCTAGGGCGTTACTGATCAAGGGCGCTAAAGACCCATTACGCATATTGTGTGCGCGAGAGTTTCAGACCAGCATCAAAGATTCTGTCCACAAGCTACTGTGTGACCAAATCGAAACCCTTGGATTGCTTGGCTTTTATGAGATAACTCAAAACAGCATCAGGGGCAAGAACGGCACTGAGTTTGCGTTTGCTGGCTTAAAGAACAACATTGCCAACATCAAATCTTATGAGGGCGTAGACATTTGCTGGGTAGAGGAAGCACAGACCACCAGCCGATTAAGCTGGAATGTGTTGATACCTACCATTCGCAAGCAGGGTAGCGAGATATGGATTTCGTTCAATCCTGAGTTGGAAACAGATGAAACCTACCAACGGTTTGTGGTTAACCCGCCTGATGATTGCATACAGATCAAGATTAACTGGTCAGACAATCCTTGGTTTCCTGAAACCCTGAAGCTGGAAAAGGATGCACTTAAGAACCGTGACCTTGAAGCCTATAACCAAGTGTGGGAGGGCTTATGCCGCCAAACGGTGGATGGCGCTATCTTTGCCAAAGAACTACAGGAAGCCGAGTTAGATGGGCGCATTACCCGCGTTGCCTATGACGCTACAAAGCCTGTCCACGCTGTATTTGACTTGGGTTGGGCTGATAGCACATCTATTTGGTTCTTACAGTTTGTGGGCATGGAAACCCGCTTGATTCGGTACATCGAAGATAGCCAAAAGACCATGACCCACTATTTGGCAACCATGCAAACGTTTGGCTATGTGTATGAAACCGTGTGGCTACCGCATGATGCTGAAAACCAAACACTGGCGGCGGCTGGGCGGTCAATCAACGACATTGTGAGGGCGGCAGGCTACAAGACGCAGATTCTGCCTAGAGTGCCAATCCTTGATTCAATTAATGCGGCTAGGACAATATTCCCAAGCTGCTGGTTTGACAGGGAACACGCCGCAGACGGTATTAACTGCCTGCGGCATTATCGGTATGAGGTTGACCCAGCCACAGGGCAGTTCAGCCGTAACCCGCTACATGATCACTATTCACATGGGGCAGACGCATTCCGCTATATTGCCTTAATGATTAAAGACACACCAAGACGCAAGCCAAAGGCACAGGTTGCAATGGCTGGCGGTTGGATGGGATAATTCCCACAAAAGGGGCAAATATGGCTTACCAAGACGCAGCAGGCAAAGATGACAGAATCAACAAAGCCATTCAATTTTGGCGGTTGGTCAATGATGCAGATTCCACAAACCGCGCAGAGGCGCTACAAGACATTAAGTTTGCCGCTGGCGATCAATGGCCTGTTGAGATACAGAACAGCAGGAACGTTGAGGCTAGACCTTGCCTGACCATTAATAAGATTGATTCCTATATCCGACAGGTGACCAACCAGCAGCGGATGCAGCGCCCACGCATCAAGGTACATCCTGTGAATAACTTGGCTGATTACAAGATTGCCCAAGTGATTGAGGGCATGACCCGCCACATTGAGGTTAACTCCAATGCTGATACCGCTTACGACACAGCGTTTGATTACGCTGTGCGGATGGGTTGGGGTTACTGGCGCATCAATACCCGTTACACAAGCGAGGATTCGTTTGATCAAGAAATCTACATTGACACGATTGATAACCCATTTACCGTGTACTTTGACCCCAATTCAATCCTGCCTGATGGGTCAGACGCTGAACGCTGCCTGATCACCACGGTGCTGGATAAAAAGGTGTTCAAAGATTACTACCCTGACGCTGATGACGGTGCTAACTTTACCCAGCGGTCAACAGGGGATGACACTGCAAGCTGGATAACCAAAGAGGATATTCGGATTGCTGAATTCTTCTATATTGAACGTGAACGTGCAAAGCTGTACCTGTTGAGTGATGGCACACGCCAATTTGCTGATTCAGAAAGATTCTTTGAACGTGTTGAGGCTGCTGGCTTGACCGTAGTCGATGAACGTGAATCATTTCGCAAGGCGGTGAAGTGGGTCAAGATGACCGCCATAGAAATCTTGGAAGAAAAGACTTGGGCGGGTAAATATATTCCTGTTGTGCCTTGCTATGGCGCACAGGTTATTGTGGACGATAAGCGCAAGAAATATGGCTTAGTGCGGTTTGCTAAAGACCCACAGCGTATGTATAACTTTTGGCGCACCAGCATGACCGAATCTGTGGCGCTTGCACCAAAGGCCAAATGGCTGCTGGCAGAGGGTCAAGACGAGGGACATGAAAACGAATGGGCGCTGGCTAACATTAAGTCAAGCCCTGTCCTGCGCTACAAGCAAAAAGACATTGAGGGCGTTCCTGCCCCAGTGCCTACTCGCCTGCAACCCGAGCCGCCACCCGCTGGCATCATGGAAGCCGCCGCCGCTATTTCTGCTGACTTGCAAATGGTGTTGGGCATCCTTGACCCTAGCCAATTACCAAGCGGCAACATTTCAGGCAAAGCCTTACAAGGCCAGCAAAACCAAGTGGATTTAAGCAATTTCCACTTTTACGACAACATGACCCGATCCATTCGGCATACAGGAAAAATCCTGTTGGATTTGATTCCTAAAATCTATGACACGCAAAGGGTAATGCGAATCATTGGTTCTGATGGTCAACCTGACATGACCGTGATCAATGAAAAGAATGAAGTTAATGAGGTTCTGAATGATGTGACCGTTGGCGAATATGATGTGGTGATGGACACAGGCCCGGGCTTCCAAAGCAAGCGCCAGCAGGCAGTTGAAGCCATGATGCCCTTGCTTACAGGCAACGCAGAATTGTTCAACATTGCTGGTGATTTGGTGTTTAGAAACATGGACTTTCCCGGCGCTGATGTAATTGCAGACCGCCTTGCCTCCATGAACCCAATGGCTAATATTGATGAGAAATCAGATATACCGCCTGAAGTTCAGATGCGTTTGGCGCAAGCACAGCAACAAGTGCAACAGATGCAACAGCAATTGCAGGCCGCTATGTTGGAAATTAACAACCGTGGTCAGGTTGCCCAAATCCGCGAAGAGGGCGCGACAAGACGCAAACTTATGGACGTAACCGCAAGGGCGCACAACACAGAAACCATCAATGAAGCCAAGGTTAATCAAACTAACCTTAACGCGATTACTAGCCAAAACAAGACTGAAATTGATGCGTTGGTCAAAATGCTTATTGCAAGAATGCCAGCCGATCAGTTGATGATGGAAATTGAACGATTGAATGAAGAACAGCGCCAATTAGCAATGATTGGGGCGCAGGACATTTCGCACGAAGCAAATCCATTTATCAATCAACAGCAAATGCAACCACCTATGCAACAGCAGCCAATGCAGGAACAAATGCAACCGCCAATGCAACAAACATTTGAACAACCAATGCAGTGATTGACAGTGCAATAATTTCGTGGTAAAAACCACAAAACCTTACCAGTTGGGTCAACTGGGTGAATTCTTTGAGGAAACTCAATGTCAGAAGTAGCAGAAAGACTTGCCGCCAATGTGGTGACAAGTGAAAATTTAGCTGAATTTAATGCCAAACGAATGGGTTTAGCTGATCCACTCCCAAGCGAGGCTGTCCAAGTGACAGAGCCGCAAGAGGTTGAGCAAGGACAGAGTGAGCCGACAGAGGTAGAGAATGAAGCGACAGCAACAGAGGATCGAAAGCAAAATCCCAAGCTGGAAAGACGGTTTTCAGAGATAACTAAGCAACGCGAAGCCGCTAGGGAAGAAGCCCGAAAGGAACGTGAGCAAAGGGAAACTTTGGAAGCAAAGGTAAGGGACTTAGAGGCCAAGATTCAGCCAAAAGCTGAACCATTAGCCGAATCAGAACCGATGCCCGAACAGTTTAGCGATATGTATGAATACGCCAAGGCGTTAACAGACTATCGTGTAGAACAGCGATTGCAGGAAGAGAAGCAAAAGGAAGTGCAGGCTAAAGCCGCCGCCGAACACGCCAAGCTGATAGACGCATGGGGTCAACGGGTAAAGGCAGCTAAAGCTGAAATGCCTGATTTTGATGACATGGTTAATTCCACAGACGTTACAGTTAGTAACGAAGTGAGGGATGCAATCTTTGAATCAGATGTTGGCCCACGCATCCTGTACCACCTTGCTGAAAACCCTGATTTTGCTGTCAAACTGCAAGGCATGACCTTGACCGCCGCCTTACGAGCAATTGGGAGATTGGAAGCACAGTACGAAAAGACTGATGCAAAGCCTGTTGTTGGGAAAAGTAAAGCACCCGCGCCGATCAATCCAATTCGATCAGCAGCTAACGGGCGTGATGTAAACCTGACCAGTGATGGTCAATTTCATGGTTCATATCAGGCTTGGAGAGCAGCAAGATTGGCTGGAAAGATTCGCTAAACCCATTCTTTTAAGGAAATAAAATGAGCAACAATCTGCTTACCATCAGCATGATCACCAACGAAGCGTTGATGGTCTTGGAAAACGAGTTGACTTTCTCAAGCGAAGTCGAAAGAAACTATGACGATCAATTTGCCGTAACTGGCGCAAAGATCGGTGCTACTTTGAACGTCCGTAAACCCGGTCGTTTCATCGGCACAACTGGCCCAGCCCTGAACGTTGAAGATTTCAACGAAACATCAGTGCCTGTCACCCTGTCCACACAGTTCCACGTTGATACCCAGTTCACCAGCCAAGACTTGGCTTTGTCCTTGGATATGTTCAGTGATCGCGTGTTGAAGCCTGCTGTTGCAGCTATTGCCAACAAGATCGACTTTGACGGTCTGACAATGGCTAAAAACAACACCGCCAACATTGTTGGTACTGCTGGCACACCTCCCACAGGTTTGATCACCTACTTGACCGCTGGTGCTTATCTTGACAGCGAGGGCGCACCCCGCGATGGTCGCCGTTCATGTATCGTTGAACCTTTCACAGGCGCAACCATTGTTGACAGCTTGAAAGGCTTGTTTGTTCCCTCAGACAAGATTTCTGCTCAATACACCAAAGGCATGATGGGTCGTGACTCAGCAGGCATGAACTGGAAGATGGATCAGAACGTTGTGGCACAAACTTTTGGTTCTTATGCAACCGCTACCTTGGCTTGCAACACTACCACTGGTACTGGCTTCATTTCAACTGGCTGGGCATCAACTTCCACCATTGCTTTGACCGCTACCACAGCAACCGCTGGCTTGAAACAAGGTGATGTGATCACGATTGCTGGCGTTTTCGCTGTCAACCCACAGAATCGTCAAGCCTACGGCAGCAACCGTTTGCGTAACTTTGTGGTGACCGCACCTGTAACCGTGGGAACTTCTGGCACAACTTCTGTGACCGTTAGCCCTGCCGTGATTACTGGTGGTCAGTTCCAGAACGTTAGCTTGGCTTCTACCAGCGCAACCGCTGTTGTGACTCCATTCAACAACACTGGCACTGTGTCTCCACAGAATATCGTGATGCACAAAAATGCTTTCACTTTGGCCTGTGCTGACTTGGAATTGCCTGATGGCGTTCACTTTGCTGGTCGCGCAAGCGATAAGGAATTGGGTCTGTCAATGCGTGTGGTTCGTCAATACACTATCAACAACGATTCGATACCTACTCGCGTTGATGTGCTGTATGGCTGGGCCCCGCTTTACCCTGAACTTGCCTGCCGCGTTGCAGCCTAAAGGTTAATGGGGGCTAATCACCCCCATTTCATTAAACAAATTTAAGGAAAACATATCATGGCAAATCCCGGACCAGCAACAACCAACACAAACCACCCAACCAACTTAGCAACCAACCAAGCCCTGCGTTTGATTGCGTCTGCTGAAGGCGTAAATTTGAACTCAGTCGGAGACACTGTTGCTACTGTTTTATCAAGTGGTCGCGTTTCTGTTCAAAGCATCATTGTTACCAACGCATCTGTTGACCTGACCACAGCGCAATTAGCTGTGTACACAGGCGCTGGCGCTACTGGCACAGCGGTTAAAACCGCCTACGCCTTAACTGGTAACACATCCGCAGCCAAAGTGGTTGTGACTGCCGCTACATCTACCGATGCAGTAACAGGAACACCCCTTTACATCCGCAACACCACCGCACAAGGTGCGGCTGCTACTGCTGATGTTTTCATCTACGGTTACGACCTGTCATTCCTGCCTTAAACCGCATGGAATAAGTGAAAAGGCCATCCTCAAAAGGGGTGGCTTTTTTCATTTGTAAGCCTATAATTCATCAAACTACTGAGGGACTAAAAATGGTCAACACTTCTGTAATGCGCCCAAGTGGTCGCACATATGCCCTAAATTTGACAACATCAGCCAGCGCCGCGCTGTTGATTGAGGCCACCACAAATGACCAAACCAACTATGTTTCACTGTTGAACACTGGTTCAGGTGTTGCTGGTGTGGAATTATCTAATTCCAGCACAGTAACTGATCCAACTGTGGCATCCACAGGTAACAGCGGTTCATTTGTGTTGCCAGCAGCCATGACTTTTCCTTTGATGATTGCCGCCCCCAAAGCGCCTTTTTACATTAAAGCCATCAGTTCAAGCACAAACACGCTGTATATCACTGCTGCACAAGCTGATTAAGGGTTTGATATGGCAAATGAAGCCGCCGTAACCCAAACCATAAACATTGTCCCAGTTCAGGGGATATTTCAGCCTGAACCGACATTCGATTTGGTGACTTTCATTGGCCCTGCCGGAACGCCGTTTTTTGCCACAGTCAACCCAAATCAATCAGGGTTGAACATTACCAGTAGCACGATAAACAGCACCACAATTGGCGCTACTACACCGTCTACTGGGGTTTTCACCAATATCAGCACAACTACAGGGCAAGTAACCACAACCCCATCGGCAAACACTGACATTGCCAATAAGTTTTATGTTGATACCGTAGCGCAAGGGCTTGGCCCTAAAGCCGCGTGTGCTGTGGCAACGCTGACAAGCATTACTTTGTCAGGATTGCAGGTAATTGATGGCTACACTACTTTGGCGGGTGACCGTGTTTTGGTTAAAAACCAAGGTACAAATTCACAAAACGGCATTTATATTGCATCTGCAAGTGCTTGGACACGATCCGCTGATATGGATGTGTGGTCGGAAGTGCCGGGGGCGTACACGGTCATTTTGAATGGCGGTCAAGCTAACACTGGCTGGGTTTGTACTGCGGCATCCGCAGGAACAATCAATGTCACCGCCATGCCTTGGGTGCAATTCTCAGGAAATGCAGTTTATTTTGCTGGCACAGGCTTAACCTTATCCGCAAACACATTCAGCATCACCAACACAGGGGTGACCGCGGCATCTGTGGGTTCTGCATCCAAGACTTTGACCGCCACTGTAAATGCACAAGGTCAATTGACCGCCTTGGCTGATACCAACATTGCTATCAGTAATTCGCAAGTGTCGGGGCTTGGCACAATGTCAACCCAAAACGCCAATACTGTAGCAATTACAGGCGGGACAATTGACGCTGTAACCATTGGCGGTTCTACTGCTGGCGCAGTCACTGGCACAACTATCACAGCAAACACGCAATTTAGCGGCGCTGGAACTGGCTTAACAGGCACTGCAAGCGGTTTATCTATCGGCGGCAATGCAGCCACAGCAACCACCGCAGGAAGCGCCACAACAGCCGTTACAGCCACAAATTTGGCTGGCGGTGCGGCAGGGTCTGTTCCATACCAATCAGCGCCTAGCACCACCACATTTTTGGCGGCTGGTGCAAATGGTCAGGTTTTAACTTTGGCTTCAGGTGTTCCATCATGGGCAACCCCAACTACAGGCACGGTCACATCGGTTGGCGGTACAGGTACGGTATCGGGTATTTCCCTGAGTGGCACTGTTACTAGTTCAGGCAACTTGACATTGGGCGGCACATTGGATTTGTCTGCGCCGCCAGCGATTGGCGGTACAACTGCCAACACGGTTAGAGGCACGACCATCACCGCAACAACAAAGTTTGTTGGCCCATTTTTTGAGGCTGCAACAAGTGCTGGCGGGGCTTTGCGTAATTCTAGCGGTACAAGTCAATTGTCTTGGGGTGCT